TGATCTACCTGATGTGAAATTCAGAGCAATACCATCACCTAATGTGTAACCATGATTCGCTTGAGTGATAACTATTTCTGTTCCAGATTGAGTGTAAGTAGCAGTTCTTTCTGTTTGTACTAATCCATTACCCGAATCTGTTTTTTGTTTTGCTTCTAATCTCATATTAAATCCAGTTATTTTTAATAAATCATCATTGCCTGAACTTCCAAAAGCATAATTAAATTTTACATATCTAAAATTCGTACCAAAAGTAGAGTAAGAATTATCACCAGAAGTAGTGACACTACCTGGATAATCTGTCCAATTCGTACTATCTAAACTTGTAGAAATAGAAGGAGTAATAGTTGTAGACCCTGCTTCATGTATTGCCGTCATTGTTCCAATTGCCTTTGTTCCTGCCAATACTGCTCCATAATCAAGTATTTCTTGATATGAACCTGATGTAGCAGAAGGTAAACCATAAGCTCTTTGTCCTCCTACTGCTACTTCATAAGAGTTCCAATTTGGAAATTGAGGAGAATTTGCAGATCCTGTACCTATAAAATGTTCTTGATATTGTCTACCTGTATCTACGTTGACATATAAAGTATCAGATTCAGCAAAGGCATTTGTTTTAGAAACAGTTGTAGAGCCTCCACCTGCAAAAGATTGATTATTAAATGTACTATCAAGATTTGTCCTTAATACATAATCAGGTGGTTGGTTGACAGTAGCCGAAACACTTTTCGGAGTACCAGTGTTATTAGCTGAATCAACGGCTGCTATCCAATATGTATAAGTGCCACCTATTGTTTCAAAAACAGTCGTAAATAGACCTTGTTTTGTTCCAATCTCTGACCCCCTACTGCCAAAGTTAGTAATAGTATCTAAAGGTAAATTAGGATTTGTTTGCTTCTTAATGTTGTAATAGAGAATAGGAAGATTAGAAGCAGCCTCACCCCAGTTAAGTAAAACATTATTATCTATAACTTCTTGATTAAACTTGCTTACTTGCCCAGGGTGAGTAACAGTTGCTGTGGTTGAGATAGGAACACCATAATTACCATTTATATCCTTGGCTACAATCCAAAACTTCTGCACTCCCTCCCAATCAACTTCAGTCGTAATTACTAAAGCTTTGATAGTTGCAATAACAGTTGCAGCAGCAAAGGAAGTTGTATTACCAAGATTTTTTCTTATTTCATACTCTTCAATATTTAAAGATCCTCTCGTTGCAGCGTTCCAGCTAATTTCAATTTCACTTTTTAATAGAGCGTCACTGTCTGATTTGAAAGTTGTTGTAACGCTAGAAACACCACCTGGAGTAGTAAAAGATAAATCAACATGTTCTGCATCTCCGTAATTACCCTGAGCGTCAATTGCTCGAATAAAGAACCTTCTATCAGTTGTCCAATCAACGATAAAAGATAAAGTAGTACCTTTTACCTGTTGTTTTCCTACAGCATCAGCAAAGGTTCCTTGGTTAGCAGGACCATGACCTAATTCATAAGAGAAAGTAGGAGTACTACCATCTTTAGCGTTCCATTTCAAATCAACACTTGTACCACTGCTATAAGCAGCTTCTAAACCATATTCATCTGCCGCAATATTGGTGATAGAAACAATCGCACCTTCACTGACATTGCCTCCTATATCAACAGCACGAACATAAAAATTTTGAGAGCCAATAAAATCAACTTCTCGTTTATAAACTGTCGTGTCTAATTTCTCAAGAATAGTTCCAAAATTCGCATCTTTTGAAACTTCATAATGAGAAATAGCATATTTCCCAACAGTAGAGACTTGCTCCCAAGTGATAACAACATTACTACCTTCAAAAGAGATAGAAGGAGATGGAGTGTTGGGAACTCCTACTGCAATATTTAAAGAAGAACTATTAGTACTATAAACATCCTGACTGTCATAAGCCTTTATATAATAACCTTGACTCCCAAGAGATATAAACCCAAGGTTATAACTATTAGCAGTAACTCTTGCTATTAAATTCTCTCCAGCGACAGGAGTAGTTGGATTATAATAAGCATTATTTGATAAGCCCCAATTAGCATCTGTCGTTCTTATTTCATATCCAACAACATCTAAATCATTAAAACTAGGATAAACAGCAACTAACTTATCCCATGTAAAAACAATACCTATTGAAGAATCTATTGAATAGGCAAAATTCGCAATATCACTTGGAGGAGTTGATTTCCCAGTCGCACTGTAATAAGCATGTAAAGCCGTACTTGATGGTACGCCTGTAGCATTAAGACTATAAATTTTAAATTCAAAACTACCAGCAGTTATATCTGGAATCTCATCATTATTCCCTAACTGTGTATAAACACGCCAAGAACCATTCGCTTTTCTCCATCTGACTTCATACTTACTAACACCTAAAACAGTTTTCCATGAAAAGACTATTTTTGCTTTTACCTGATCTGCCTGTTTATAAAGTTGCTGAATAATAGTTAAAGGGCCAGTAGGTGCAGCAGGTATTTCATTCAGATTGCTGAAATCTCTTGTTGTTAAAGTTTCTCCTGCTTCAACATTTGCATACTTAGAAGCATTGTAAGAAAGTGCTGAAACCTTATATTCAAGCTCATCTTGCTCCTCAACCGAAACGACTCGCCACTGAGTTGTTTGCAAGTTCTCAGCAGAAGTTCCCCCAGATGTTTCTAAGACCCAAACACTATTAACATTTGGAGCGACAGAGAAAGCTTGCTGTGGAACAATAATATTTCCTTGAATATTATTAACAGCTCTAGATTCAACAGTGCCATCAGGAAGCAAGACATGAATTGTCCTTACATACCCTGAAGAATAACTTCCACTATCTTGAGGTAAATCTGTATCAACTCCAGCAGTACCATCTACAGTTATCTGAGCAGTAGATGAAGCAGTTATTCGACCACCTCTTCTTAGACCAGCTTTTAAAGGATCTGCTATATCAATAACTTGCCCAGGACGAACAACAACACCAGCTTCTAAGCTACAAGTAAATGTAACAACTTCTGTTTCATTCTCTTCTGTATAAAGAAGCCATTTTGCAACTCTTTTTGCCTGCGATCTACTTGTGCAAGCAAAAGCCTCTATGTTTTTAGTAATTGCACCATACTTATTAATAATTTCGTCTTCTGCTGAAACCTTTTCGTACGCAAACGATCTAAGGTTTTTATCAAAATATTTAACTACTACTACTGTTGCTCTTGTCCTTTGGCTACTACCTGAATAATTAAACCCTTCAGAAGTGATATTTGCGAGAGTAAATAAATAACTACTGGATTGAGGTTTGTCTTGCGTCACTGCAAGACTACCTGACGACCAATATGGCATCCCCATAAAGATAGCAGCCATTGAATTGATTAAATCAAAAGCTTCTGCTCGACCTTGGATATAGACATTGCAAGAAAAACGTGGTTCAAATCCACCAAAGCCATCAGATATGCCATGCTTACCAGTCGTCGCATGATAATCATTAGTCGTTCCGCTAGATCTGGTGTTGAGAGCAGAGCAATATTTAGAAGCAGCAAAAAAATCAAATTTACTCAACCGTTCCGCATTACCGTCAAAACTCGATTTCTCAGAAGGAGTAAGAACATGATCCCCCAAACCATATCTCTGAGATGTCAAAAGATCCCACAAACACCAAGCAGGATCAGCACACCAAACCGCCGCTTGAAAAGTCCCAGACCAAACACCGTTCTGAGGATAAATAATCGCACCAGTCGTCTGATCAACTGTGACCTGTTCAGTTCCTCCAACAACAATTGAAGGGATTCTGATTTTTGTACCTCTAACTAAATAAGCTCTTGTTGGAATTGATGAAAACTGTTGAGCATCAATACGAAGACCTACCAATGCACAATTGGGATAAGTTCTAGTACCCCAAGTAACTTTCGTGAAAAAATCCCAATATGTCTGATTTTGAACTCTAGTTAAATCTGAAGAATTATCTGTTAAACGAATAACTTTAATCTTTGCTTCTGTATAGCTTAAAGGTAAATCAACGCTATATTGTTTCTTATATTCATCACCAGTTCGACCTGTAATCGTATCTATCTTTTTATCTGCATCTGTCTCACCACCTGTATTAATAATTTGATCTACCCATCCGCTAGTAACACCTCCCTCCGTAATCTGCAATTGAATTTTAATCTTAACTGAAGTACCTACAATGTCACCATCGTCTTCAATATGTTGAAGAGCAGGAATCTTAATAACTACAAAAATTACATTAACAGAAGCTGAAGAAGTAGAAACAGTCCTTACAACACCAACAGTATTAGGATCACTAGCTAAACAAGTCCAAACAAGATCACCATCTGACGTTGTACCCCCAACTGTTGTATTCCAAGAAGGTTCAGATTCTCCTGAAGATCCACCATCAGTCGTACATTCAAAGTACTGAACAACATCACTAATTGTTTTTTTAATAAAAACACCCGCAGAGAAATTATATTCCTTCTTCCAATAACCAGTGTTATTAACTACTTCAGCAGGCAAACTCTCTGCGGCTTGAACAGTCGATTGAGTAATATCAAAACTTTTAGGTTCATCTGTTCCTGAACCAATAATCGTTTGATCAGTCGTTCCTTCACGAAACCCATATTGTACATTCTGGAAGTTATAAGTACCATCACTATTTTCAATAGGAGTATTATTTAAAAAAACATTTTGCAAAGAACCATCTTTAACCCCTTCTATCTCGCCCTCAGAAATCAGGTCTAATACACTTGCGTAACTTTTACTATCAAGAGAATCTGCTTCAGTAGTTGGTGTTCGACCACCGCCACCACCTCCTTTACCACCGCCACCACCAGAACCAATAATTTGTGCCATGTTTAGTTTGAAGTTACGTCAATACCTGCGGAAATAACAACAGATCCTGTTAAGACCTCACCGTAGCAAACAGGAATTGCTGTTCCTGCTCTTCCAGTTTGTTGTATTCCACTGAAGCTAAATTGATTCTGAGGATCTTCTTCTGATTCTGGCGTTTTTGGAGTAGGAGTCAATAATCCAGCCACTCCAGATAGGACCAGCATTATTCCTACATTTCCTGCAAGTGCAGCCAGACTAAAGCCACCTCCAGCCGCAGTAGACATAAACCCAACACCTTTCGCTCCGAAAGCGAAACCAGCACCAGGAGCCATTATCGCAACAGTTATCAACGCAGCACCTAAAAGAATCCTTCCCGTATTTCCAGCTCCAGCAATAACAGGCGTAATACTAATATCATCCGATCCAATAGGATAGAGAGTTTCTTCCAAAGTCAACGCAGAACTCCCAACTTCTACCTTGTAATGCTGATTTGCCATGTGCTGCTCTAAAGCAGGCCAATTAGCAACCAGAAAACGAACAGCTTCAGCAGCATTATGTACGTCTGCTTCTAAAACTCTATGACCGACAAACTTTGCAAGTTTTCCATATAATTTGACTTTCCTAAGCATGACGTAACGTAACCCTCCTACCAATACACTTTAATAGCCATTCGTCCAATTGGTCACGACTCGACAACCTTCCTTGTAAATGATGCAAAATATCATTCTCTCCAAGATAGACAGCAACATGATTTAAACCTCGACCTCGAATACTCATTAATAAAGCATCTCCTTTTTGCAGTTCTTCATCTGGAGCAAGTTCTCTGAATCCTGCTTCCCTCCAACAACCATCAAACATAGGATTCAACCTGAAATCTTCTGGATTAACAGGTCGATCCCAATCCCTTATCTCTTGACCTTGCTCTAGATAATAATCTCTTACCAACGTCCAACAATCAGCAACACCCCATACCCAAGTTCTACCTTCAAGTGGTGCTTTATATCCAGATGGCTCAAAATAATGCCACTGTTCTGTTTTGGGATTAACGATATACCAAGGTAATTCACTTGCCTCGCATGAAATCATATCTGCTTGGCTAGGAATTGGTGGGGTCTTCGGATGCGAATGAACTATCGCTAATATTTCTCCAGCGTCTTCTGCTGCTGCATAATCTTTTGAATCAAGAATGAATTGATCGTATCGACTTTCAGCAATATTTTTACAAGGCCAATAACATTCTTTCCCCTTTCGTACAATTAATAAACCACAAGCTTCATTAGGATCAGCTTCCTTTGCTGCCAAGAGCGCATCATCTTTCCATGTCATGCGTGGAACGCTCCTATACCTGGAAAATCAGCAGGTAAACATTGTCTTTTCGGAAGTCGAACGCCTGCCAAATCAAGCGCACTACATAATTCAAATTCAACCATTTCCTTATTTTCATTGACCTTTCGATCTACAAAATAAACTTCGTCAGGAAATCTTTGAGTTGAATCGGGATCTCCATAAGGGTTTCCAAGTTCTTCTGGCTTAAACGTATCATCATTTTCCATTGTGAACCCATCGACACCATCTTCAGTACCAAGAAATGAATCAGTACCAAAACTTTCAGCCTCAATAAATCGTTCGAGAGTTCTTACTCTTGTTAATTTTGCTCCTGCTAAATCATTTCCTGCTGTTGTTATATTTACCTCATTAAGAATTGCAGTGATCGTATTAAATAAATTGCTAACACGCATTGTAGGTCTAGGCAGACCTCCTTTTGCACCTCCTTTATATTCAAATCCTTCAGCCTGAATCGGCATTTGTTTATAAATTTGACCTCCGAATTTTATATCTACAAATTGATCAGCAGTTGTATTGCTAGAAGCACCATTATGAAAATAATAAGTAGGATTAAAAGATCTAAAAGTTACCGTCCCATTTGTCACAATCCCATTTTTATTTACAGGCCATGAAGGTTCAGTACTTCCAGTCGTACCAGGGATCATAGTTCTAAAAATAAGACCTTTCCCATGTTCAGTCGTACTTCTAACCTCGGTTCCATACGGCATATATTTATTAGCAGTCCATACACCCCAACCAGCCGTTCTTGCATTTCCATGCAAAGTCGTATCTAATTCCAACTCGAACAATTCAATAATTGCAGTTGGATTAGAACTTTGTAATTGGCTAACTGGAACTGGCATTAGCTAGATTCAAATACCTGCTTAAACTGCATCGAAATAGTGTTGTTATTGAAAGAAGTCATTTCTACATCCCAACTTTCACAAACATATTTCTTGTAAATAGTTGTTGTTGGATCAATCCAATCAAAACTTTCTTTACCATTTCTTGCCTGTAAGAAACCAACAATTTTATCTCTATCTGCATTGGTTCGATTATTAAAAGAAAGATTCCATTGCTTTCTTCTTGTATTCATCCCCATCGTATTTCTTTGCTGATAACCATCTCCAAAATC